TACGCTATCAAAAGTAATAATAACGTTATTATTACTTTTGATAGCGTATTATGGTTAGATTATTTTAGATTATTTTAGATTTTTCGCCCCTTTTAAAATCGTTTACGATTTTAAAATTAGAATTTATTAGTAATAATATAAAAAGATATTTTTATATAATTATTTAATATAAATTATGTTGTTTAACATATTTAGAGGCTTCAATCATACCTAGACCTTGTTTAGCCATAACATCTCTTACGATAGCAGTACGTGAACCTCCTTTGGCTCTAAGTTCACTGTAGGCTTCTTTTCCACTATCGTATGCTCTTTTAAGGTGTTCATAACCTTCTTTGCCCTTATTAAATACTTTTTTAGCCTTATGAACAACCTTTTTGCCTGTTTCATAATATTCTTTACCCTTGTTATATAAATCATTTAAACCTAGCATACCACCAGCAGCGCCACCAGACATACCATAAGCGTATAATCCAGCATTAGCATTTCTTTTTAGTTCTCTTTTTTTACCAGCCCCTAAGTTCATATCCATACGTGCCTTGGGTTCTAAACCAGGATTATTGCCACCACTACATCCTTTATCATCAGCACAATCTGAGCAGCATGGTTCTTTTTTATAGACACCAACTCCACTACCAATCATACGCATATTATAGCCGTTTCCGTGTACTGGATTGCTGTGAGGAGGTAATATTAATTCACTGCCTCTCATAGGAGACATATGAACTTGCATATAATTAGCTCTCTTTCTGTTTGAAGCGTTGTATTGTCTCGCTATTTCTCTATTATAAGGAGTATCAATAGGCATATTATATATATAGTACATAAATATAATAATTCTATACAATTTTTTTACATTAATCTAGAGGATAAAGGATGTCTCATTGACGCTCCAGCGCTAACACTTCCATGTAATAATGGGGCTTTTTGGTGTGTCATATGGAGTTGTTTCATCTTGTGGACATTTAATACTTTACCTTTATTCATCGCTCCACCTCCAATTAAACGTCTTACTGTGCTTTGGCCTAAAGGTGTTGTTTGTGAAGCATCAAGAACATCTTGTTTGGTGAGGATGCCAGTGTATACTGATGATTGTCCTCTTTCTGTAACGAAGATGCCTGAATTTACAGTGATTAATACTAATTCGGGAGTGATATCGGCACCAGTTAAATTTTTAACGTTTAATTGGAATTGGAGTTGGAAGTTGCCTAATGAGCCGCTGGCATAGTAATCCTCAGTTAATTGGATGTGCTTGCCAAAGTCTAACATTAAATAAGAACCAACAGTTGGTAATGCTGTTGTACCAGCAGTGCCAGTAGGTACTGATACACCTGAAAGAACTACGCCGTTAAACTCATCCCATGATTGTGTTGAGCCAGCTTCAACTGAATATCTAAATAAGTCATATGGTGTCGCTGATGATAAGATACCTGAATTGTTGTTAAAGTTTATAGAGATACCAGTAATAGGTAATGAATAGTCAGAATCAGAATTGAGTTGAGAGTTTTGAGGTTTGCGACAGAAGATAATTAATTTATCAGGGATTTGATTTAAATTAAATGTTGATGATTGAATTTGTCCAGCAGCACCATTTGCTACAGGTGCGCTTGTGGTTGTAAAGTAGCGAGGATATTCTAAATAGTTTTGGACGTTTCTCGCTGGCATTAAATCTGAGGGGTGAGGTGTGATATAATTTAAATTTAATTCAGGATTTGATACGCCAACTAATTGTACGTTTTCAACTATAAGTTCAGGAGCTACTCTAAAACATCTATTAGGATTACCTAAATTTAATACTAAATTCATGTTTTGGACACCGTAAATCGCTGTGTTATTATCTACAGGTTCATTCCATGCGAAGGGAGGGCATATTAATGGTTCACATGTTTGGAAAGTTAAAGTATATACACCACCAGCAGCTGGGCCAGCAATTGTTACGGATTGACCAACAGAGTTATTGGTTCTGTTGTTGTAGCCAGCAAATGCTCCGTTTGTTCTGATATCATTATCAACACCTACGCATTCATAACCTCCAAGAATGTTATTTGGTAATCCTACACCAGATGAAGCACTATTGACATAATATTGTTGTAAAACATCTGCCATATTAGGTGTTGTGCTTGAGTATCTTAATAATTCTCTGCAGTCGTTTGTCTTTAAAATAGCTGGTAAAACATCACGGATATTAATTGATGTTGTGTTGTTGTTAACTGTTGCTGTGATTGTTTGTAATAATTGGTGATTGGGAAACGCAGCAAGAGCCATGTTAAAACCTAATTTAGGTGTAGCAGAGCCTTCGCCTAATGTAAATGTAATTACAGTTTGGGCTGTGTACATTACTCTTCTATCTACGAGTGTTTGTTCTGATGGTACTTGGATGTTGAATGTTACCGCAGATGTGTTATTTTGTTGAGATATCGCAGGTTGAACTGATGGTACAACATTTTGGCCACCTTTAAAAACGGCATACTCAATAGAGTCAGATACCATTAGTCTGTCATCTTTGATTAAAACCTTTTTAAAATCGTTGCTCATGAATATATATATAATAATAAATATAAAAATTATTATATATTAAATACTAAATTCTAGGTAAATTAAATATTTTCTTTCTAAACATTAATTTTAGAGTGGCTGTACAACCAGCATTTAATAATAGAGGATGCAACCTACCATAGTTATCTCTCCAAAATACAGAAATTTGTATACTATTTATTGGTGTATTTGATTGTAAGTCAGATAGTCTATACTCTGATGTTGGTGCATAATATATAGTTGGTTTAAATTCGTCGCCACGTGTTAAAGGTATTTCAACATCTGTTAAGATTGGTGTAAAATTTCTATTGTTGCCTCCAGAATTAAAGCCGTTAAAATTATCATTAAAAACATTTGGTAGACCTGTTAGTTCATTAGCAATAGGCATTAATGCTGTTGTAAAAACTATTGCCTGAACTGGATTCCATAGTGGTGTAGTCGCATAATCTTGGGATAAAACTGAAAAATAAGTGACACGTGCTGCAGGATAAAAATTTAAATTTCTTAGTGGGAAAGTCTGACCAAAAATGGTATTAAATCCTAATAAATTATTATAATCTGGACTACTCTCAGTAATTGTACTAGAAACTAAAGGACTATATTTATTAAAAGGATTAATATTTAATCTATACCACCCATTATTATCTGATGTTGAATTGTCTAATGGTAAATATTGAACATATGCAGCATTAAAAGAACTAAATAAATTATATAATGGAGCATTAAGATATAAATAATAATTATTTTGGTTACCTGTTAAATCATAATTACCGCCCCAGCCTGATGCACTAGGAGTAGTAATAGCACTATTCTGAGGGAAATAAATAGATGCTTTATTAGTATTTTTATCAAATGTCCATTGAGGAATAGAAACGTTTGACATTGCTAGCAAGTTTCCACCTACTGTTGAAACATTGCCTAAATAATTTTGTGTTGATGCATTAATTAAATCTATAAAACCATCGAAGCTGTTCATATAATAATAATCTTGGATGTTATTTTCTCTGACTGATGGTATTGATGGTTTAGGTAATGTTTTATTTTGGGGAACAAATTTAATAGGAAAAAAATCTCCAGCTTGTGATAATACTGCTCCACCTCTTGAGATACCTATTTTATAAATAGTTGTATTTACATCATTGTTAGGGACATCTGCGAAAGTTTCAATTAATGGAACAAATAGAGGTAAGGATGGTGTATCAACTGTAAAACGATTGACTGATAAAAAATATTCACTTGGATTTTGTAATATAGTGTCAGAACGTGTATCATTAAAAACAATTGGAGCAGCAGGGGATGTTCCAGTTTTATCATTGTTTATAATATTAATATCGTAATAAAGATGGCATGGGGTTTTATCGTTGAAATTTACTTGAGTTTGCATGTTATATATATATAATATATTTTTTTTATTATCTTATATTATATTTATCAATGCCATATGATTTAAAAAAATTTAAAACTGGATATAAAGTATGT